CCAATTCAAAGTTCGTCAACATGCGTAAGACTCCAGAGATTAAGAGTGGTAATGAGCTCCAGATTCTTCAGGAGGGCGACAAGGTCACAGTTCTCGGTGAGTCCGAAGGTTTTTACAAAATCAAGTTTAAAGGCGTGACTGGATACGTTGCTGTGGCTTACTGTATGAAAGAGGTGTAAACAATGGATGGTATACTTTCATCGGTTAAAAAACTTCTTGGACTTTCTGATGAAATCACAGTGTTTGATCCAGATTTAATCATGCAGATCAACGGTGCCATCTCGATACTTACGCAGATCGGTGTTGGACCACCAACTGGTTTTTCAATTACCGGCAACACAGAAACGTACGCCGACTTTCTTGGGGAGAAAGAGCCAAACCTTCAATTGGTTAAACTCTATCTATTCTACAAGACCAAGTTGGGATTTGACCCGCCAACAAATGGATCAATTTTAGAGAGTTTGAAAGAGATGATTAAAGAGGCTGAATGCCGCTTAAGCTATCAAGTTGATCCAGAAGATACCTTTAAGGAAAGCGGGTGAAAATTCAAAATGAATCAAAACGAACTTTATCATCATGGAATCCTCGGAATGAAATGGGGAATCCGCCGTTATCAGCCATACCCAAAAGGATATTCTGGTAATGGAAAAGAGGTTGGAGAAGCTAGGGTTTTACGGTCGTCTGACTCGACATCCAAGAAGCGTGGAATAGCTGGTTATATAGAATCCAAAAAGAAAGCGAAAGCTGAAAAACAAGCAGCTGAGGAAAAAGCTAAATCTGTGGCAAAAGAAGCCGCTGAAAAAAAGCTCGAAGCAAACAAAGAACGAGTGCTAAAATCCGGAACTGCTCAAGAAGTTATGAAGTATAAAGGTCGGCTAACAAATCAAGAACTACAAGCTGCCGTAACTCGCTTGAATTTGGAAGCTCAGTTGTCGAGTATGTCACAGAAGCAGATTAAGTCAAACATGGATAAGGTTGATGACATCATGAAAACTCTTAAGACGGTTACCGACTGGACAAAAATTGGAACTGAAACGTATAACCAAATTGCCAAAATTTACAATGCCACCCCTGAGGGTTCTAAAAACCCATGGCCAATAGTTGGTGGAGAGGGGAAGAAAAAAAATAGATAAAACCGGATGGTGATTAGTCATGAGCATTTCTAATACTGCTACCCCTCGTTATTATAGGGAATTCAGAGAAGCAGTCATAAGGGGGGACTTTCCAGTTTGTGAAACTATCTCCATGGAGATGAATCGAATTGATGACCTAATTCGAAATCCTGGAATCTATTACGACGACGAGGCGGTTGAAGGCTGGATCCGATTCTGTGAGAACGAATTAACCTTGACTGATGGTTCGGACCTTTATCTCCTCGACTCCTTTAAGTTATGGGGCGAACAAGTATATGGGTGGTACTACTTTATTGAAAAAAGCGTTTATCGACCAAATAAGAACGGTCATGGTGGACACTACGTTCGAAGAACCATAAAGAAACGACTTATCAATAAGCAGTATCTTATCGTCGCCAGAGGTGCGGCTAAGACCGTATACGGTGAATGCCATCAGGCTTATGGGTTAGTGGTTGATACATCAACAACGCACCAAGTCACAAGCGCCCCGACGATGAAACAGGCAGAGGAAATACTATCTCCGTTCCGAACGGCTATAGCCAGAGCCAGGGGGCCGCTTTTAAAATTTTTAACAATGGGCTCAATTCAAAATACAACCGGATCTAAAGCCGATCGTGTAAAACTGGCAGCCACAAAGAAAGGAATAGAGAACTTCCTCACAAATTCCTTATTAGAAGTGCGACCAATGAGTATTGCAAAACTACAGGGTTTGCAGAATAAGTACTCAACGGTCGATGAATGGCTATCCGGCGACATTCGAGAAGACGTTATAGGAGCTCTGGAGCAAGGGGCTTCGAAAGTAGACGACTATCTTATTATTGCTATGAGTTCAGAAGGGACTGTTCGTAACGGTCCTGGGGATACTATTAAGATGGAGCTGATGGATATTTTAAAAGGCGACTATAATGCGCCAAACGTGTCAATCTGGTGGTATAAACTCGATGATGTAAAAGAAGTAGACGACCCGGAAATGTGGATCAAAGCAAATCCGAATTTAGGTCTAACGGTAGACTATGAAGTGTATCAGAACGATGTCGAACGTGCAGAGAAAGCGCCAGCCGCATCTCATGATATTTTGGCTAAACGTTTCGGAATTCCAATGGAAGGTTACACTTACTTCTTTACATATGAGCAAACCCTCCCACATAAAAGAAGAATGTATTGGCAAATGCCCTGCGCACTAGGTATTGACTTATCGCAAGGCGACGACTTCTGCGCTTTTACATTTATGTTCCCGCTCAAAAGAGGTGAATTTGGAATCAAGACTCGTTCTTACATAACCGAACGCACACACATGCGGCTTCAAGCTGCTATGCGAATTAAGTACGAAGAATTTATTGAGGAAGGGAGCCTAATCATCATGGACGGAACTGTTCTAAATCTAGACGAAGTATTTGAAGATCTAGATCAGATGATTCTGGATACTGGATATGATGTTCGGTGTGTCGGTTACGATCCGTATAATGCAAAAGAATTCATTGATCGATGGGAACGGGAAAATGGACCCTACGGTATAACAAAAGTTCCGCAAGGAGCAAAGACGGAATCCGTACCACTAGGCGAATTACGTAAGATGGCGGAAGATCGATTGCTTCTATTTGATGAAGCTCTAATGACATTTGCTATGGGAAACTGCATTGCCTTAGAAGATACCAATGGGAATAGAAAGCTTTACAAGAAACGTCAAGACCAAAAGATCGATAATGTGGCGGCGATGATGGACGCCTATATAGCCTATAAAGCAAATACCGATCTGTTTGATTAAATTAATAAAAAGAAGGTGAAAATTCAAAATGAATCAAAACGAACTTTATCATCATGGAATCCTCGGAATGAAATGGGGAATCCGCCGTTATCAATCGTATCCGAGTGGTTATAAAGGAAGTGGAAAAGAGGTTGGAGAAGCCGCGAAAAAAGCTAATAAAGCTTCCTCTTTACAGACAAAAGCCACTAAAAAGTTAACAAAGATAGAATCAAAGGTTCAAAAGAATCAGGCGAAGGCAAATAAGCTATATGAGAAAGCTGAGAGAAAATCGAATAGTTTCTTTTCTTCTCAGAAGTCCGCTAACAAAGCTTTTCAGAAAGCAAGTAAGGCACAACGTAAAGTAAATAAGCTGGAGTATAAAGGTAAAAAATATTATGAAAAGGCCTTGAAGAAATTATCTAAGTTGGATAGCTCATCAACCAAGGAAATGCAAACACTTGGTGAGAAATACATCAACAGTGTTATACAAAACTCAAAGAGTATGTATTTGGCAAATGCTTATGGACAAAAGTATAGTTAGATTGTTGATGGGAGGTAGATAATTTGATACGACCAGATTATAGATCTTTTTACGGCACTGGTCTACAGTCGCTAATGCATAGTGCAAAAGGATCAACCTGGGAAGATCACAAATATGTTAAGCGTGTTGATGGAACATACTATTACCCAAATAGTTATAAGAATGGTAGAACCATAGATTCTTTAAAGACAAGCGGTAAAACTGGAACTGGGACCATAAAGAGTGTGTCGGAAAGTAAATCCAATGATTCATCTAACTCAAATAGTTCTAGTAGTAAGGATGAAATGTCTGACATTTTAAAAGAGGTTCTAGCCGGTACTAAAACGTTTGGATCATCTACGGATTCGGATTCCAATGGTAGTTCATTTAGCGACGATGATTTAAAAGCTTTAGCGAAAGAGGTGATTAAAGGCAGTTTCGGAAACGGTGAAACACGAAAGAAACTCCTTGGCGATGATTACGATTCGATCCAGAAAATAGTAAACCAAATGCTGAAATCCTCTGGATCAAGTTCTTCAAGCAGTAAAAAGAAGTCGTCAAATACCTCAAGCAGTAAGAAGAAGTCATCAAGCGAATCAACGAAGAAAAAATCAAAGACTAAGAGTTCAACCAAATCTTCAACTAGCAGTTCATCTACAACAGCTTCATCAAAGGGTATCGATATGAAGAAAGTTCTCTCAGTCTATAATAAAAAGTAGGTGAAAATTCAAAATGAATCAAAATGTAAAAGGGGGAATGTCCGAATGGCTGCAGTAGGTGAGAGATTAAAGAATGCTTGGAATGCATTCCTCGGGAGATCACCGACTCAATATGAATACAAAGGATACAGCAGTACTGTAAATCCTAGTCGACCTAGACTTCGAAATGGAAGTGCCAAGTCAATCATATCTTCGGTGTATAACTGGATAGCAGTCGATTGTTCGTCCATTAACTTTAACCACGTTAGAGTTGGTGATGATGGTAAATTTACCGACATTATAGACAGTAGTCTTAATCGAGTTCTCTCAAAGGAAGCGAACATTGATCAAACTGGTAGAGCGCTTATACGAGATATTGTAATCTCAATGTTGGATGAAGGTTGCATCGCAGTTGTACCAT